TCCTGCTTCTTTGCCTTAACCTTAAACAGATCAGTTACCTGACTTGAGATAAGACTTTGAATCGAACTGTTGGGGTCTAATTGTTCCTCTACAGAATCCGATGGCTTTGAGTTTGTTCTTTCCGAGTTTGTCATAATAGCAATCGAAAGTATCTACCTTAGAACCCATGACAATATCATAGGTATCTACTAAATGCTCTCCATCCTTCTCTAAATCCAGATAATGAACAAGTAATGCATTAGTGGGTAATTTCTTATTCATAGATGCTTCTATTTTACAAGCAATATTAAGGATAGTTATACTATACTGTGCAGCAGTATTCTGAACGTCATCATTACTTGCCCAGATCATCCACGATTACCCCATTCTATTGAAGGGAATGCTTCAGATACAACCTGCTTAGTAACTCTATACTTAGATTGGATGTCTTTGTTACATGCAAGTATGACCAATTCTGCTTCATCAGCATGAAGACCTTCTAATAACTGAACATATAACTGTTCACGTTTCATCCCTTTAATGGTACTATCTCCACCCTTAAAGAATCTATAGAAACCACGATACTCATTATCTAAACGAGTATGATCTGTTCCTGCGGGTGCATCACTAGCCCTATATGGTGGTGCTCCTTCTGGTAGAAGGAATTTAAGTGATTCATCAAAATTAATGATTAGAATCGCACGAAGTCCTGGATTATTATACTCTAGAAGGATATCAACTTTTTCCTTTTTGGTTTTAGCTGATGAGACCTTTTGGAGTATCTCAGTTAACAACGCATCGTTAGGTAATTTTTTGGGTGCCATTTCAATTCAAGTTTTACTGTTAATTATATCACTCCTCGGCATCTTCGTCAAGGTAATCGTCAATATCCGCAAATTTAACTGCAAGCAGTTCTTCTTGGATATATGCCCCATTACCATCTAAGAATTCGGGGTGAAGATTGTTCATCTGTCGTTTGAGTGTATGAGTGTCTACAGTAGATTTGTAGATCCATCCAATCACTGCTCCTAGCACTAGGGTAAAAAACATACCCACTGCTGAAAAAAATAAAATTACGTTCGTTTCCATTATGGTCCTTGCTTAATGTCTATTCTAACACGAACAAACCAGTTTAGCAACGGGAGGGTTCGATCAAACCAACTAGGTTGTTCTCTCCTCCTGCTCCTTGGGAGCATAACCTCTATACCTTTATTTAGAACGTCTGTTTTTGCCCTTCTTTCCTTGATATTCCCTTGCATCTTGTAAAATTGAATTCAAATACTTACGAATTACCCTCGCTTCTGGTCTAGTCCAGTTAGGGTATGCTTCTCTTATGTCAGAATGACCTCCTTCTATCAAAAGATCTAAATCTTCAATAGTAGAGAATACATTCTTTGCTGTTCCACTTTTTAAAAAGTCAGTTACTGTCTTTTTAGTGAAATTGTTCAGATCCAAATAATAACGCATCCTAAATGTATGCTTGTGTTGAAACATTGCATCATCTACGACTTTTTCAATCATATCGATGAGTTGATCTTCTGGTTCCATTAGATAAAATTGTGTTCTTTAAGGTACTTAACTGTATCTTGACAACCACCCAATTTCTTTCCATTTACGACTACTTGAGGAAAAGTTGCCCCATCCCCAAATTCACCATAGAAACTTTGTTCGTCAAAGTTCTTATTTAGACTATATTCAACAAAATTGAAATTTCCTAATTCTAGGACTTGTTTGATTCTATCACAAAAAGGACATCCATCCTTTGAATATACGGCAAAGTTCATATTACAAACGTTGTTATAAAGGCATATCCAATTAACCATGCACAGAGACCACCTAGAACCTTATAATACTTGCGAATAGGTGTACCGAAGTATTGCTGACCTATCATTAAGCACTTATGTGCTGGAGATAGAAGGTATCCAGAATATTCTGTTGCTAGAAACCAGACGAGATATTTATCACCAAATATTAGCACCAATGCAGATGTCATACCAGCATACTTGCCAGATGACCCCATTATCCATGCTGCAATGGTTGCAACGATAGAAACAGGTATAATCATGCTAGGATCTGCTGATTTAAGGTATGCCATTACTGGTTCCTTAATCTGCCCTACAACCCCTCCAAGAGCGAGTACAACAGTCGCAATAATAGCGAAGTTACCATCTAAGTACTTACCCCAATTCCAGTCTTTACAGAGGATACTGTAGTAACATGCCATTGCTGCAAACCAAGGGAAAAAGAAGATTGCACCACTTTTACCAGTTGCAAGTAAGAACCATAATGTAGAAATAAAAGGTGCCCAACCACGTAATGCCCTTTGCCAGTCAAATTCACGAATATTGCTCATATCAGGAACTACTGATTCAGGGTCAACTTTGGAAAATATGTACCACCACGTATATGCCAAACATATGGTAAGTGGAACTATCGTATATTGAAGAAATCCCCAATATGTGATTCCAAGTGCTGCCATCGGCAATGCGACGGTTTTCTCCAATGGAGACCACCAGTAATAGTGATGAGTACTCAAATAGTCAATAATACCAAAAGCACTCCTTTTCCTCTTATCTGGTGGTGCTATGGCATCCAATAAAGGTGCAGATAACGCTACTCTGCCTGGAATCGGCAAAACACCCCCAAATATGGAAGTGAGAATAATGAGTATTCTGTTATCTCGAACATATCGCTTAATTAGCGAATATACGTCATCTAGGACGTGGTATTGACGGATAAAACCGCCTAAAATCATGATTCCAAAGATATACCCCATATAGAGTTCTTTGGCTAATATAGATTCAATCATTTCTTAACGATCCACCGAGGTAAGTAAAATATCAACCAGGCGAGTGTCCAGAGGGTTGCTAATACCACTATATGTAAAACTCTATTAGAATTAAATATTAGCCCACAAGTCACTAATGATATCCATAACCAATCCAATGTGCCATGTAGTCTCCACCACAACTTATCACCTAACTTCTTCATCACCTTATCTCTAAGTTTAGCGAAGAATGGTGATACATGTCGCATCATCACGAATCCCTCATTGAGGAACATTAATGTAAATCCTATCCAAAAAATCATAAAAAGGTATTTGGTAAAAAATGGTCTGAATTTTTTTTCCGACTTTTTTTGAAACTAAAAGTCGATTTCCCTCACAGAATTATATAACAAAGTTTTTACCCTGTCAATTACCACTGGTCTTCCTGTAATTTTTTCACCCACTCCTGACGACCACAATATCCATGAGCATCACCGTTCTCTCTATCGTAGTGCTCATTAGTATGGAATATCTCAATCATTAAAAATAATCCAATCATCATCATCGGTAGCATCCATAGTGGATGTCCAAAGACTTCACAGAACTCTTTGTAATAATCTTCAAATTTCATATGAGTACTCAATAAAAAAGGGAGCATTGCTGCTCCCTTATAATTATATCACATTCTGGGATCAGAATACGAACTTAGCTCCTACCTTAGCACCCCAGTCAACGATATCGTCACCAGAAGAATCTTCGTTAGTGATACCAGATAGTTCACCGTATACTCCAAGAGTATCAGTAGCAGCAATGTTGATGCCAGCCTTACCAGAGAACTCTCCTTCAGAACCGTCAGTACCGTCAGCTGCAGTGAATGCAGGACCGCCTTGTACATAGTATCCTACTTTCTCAGAAAGGTCACCTTCATAACCGATGTGAAGATCAGTAGTAGCAGAGCTATACTCACCATCAGGATAAGAGATATTGCTTTCAACGTTCACGTATGGACCAGCAAAAGCGGCTCCAGCGAGAAGGAAAGGTGATGCAGCTACAGCTGCGATTGTTGATTTGATAGACATGATTGTAATTTTAAGTGTCTCGCAAGAAAAAATCCTGCGGATGATAGTACCACCGACATGGTACTTTTAATACATCTTCGCAGGGTACGATCTTTCGGGCCTGACTTAGTTGTAATATTTATTTATATTACCATGTTGTACGGTACCCGTCAACCACCTATGTGACAGTTTTGGCCTCGTCACATACTGTAGCCCAGTCAGCATCAAATAGTGCTAACCCTTTCTCGGTTAGAATATGGTTGTACATACCCCAGAAAACTTTAGGTGGTATCGTACAAATGTTAGCACCATATTCAAATGCTCTACCTACATCTCTTACTCCTCTAATAGAAGCAGCAAGAATCTCAGTTTCAAATACATTCTGTCTCTTATAGACATTAGCAATATCTTTTACCAAACACAACCCACCAAAGGAGTTGTCATCTACTCTACCTACGAAAGGTGACACATACTTAGCACCTGCCTTGGCAGCAAGTATTGCTTGTGATGGTGCAAATATAAGGGTTACATTAACCTTTACACCTGATGACTTAAGTTGCTTACAAACCCACAGACCTTC